GAACTGGCAAGGAAAAGAGTAGCCTTAATGACAGCCGCAAAAAAGAAGGGTGTAAAACTTAGGACAGATTATACAGCACTTTATCGAAATAAAGGGTAACTATGGGTACAGTAAAAAAAATTAAACGGATTTTCCAGAGGAAAGTACCTACTGTAGACATGAAGCTTGCAGAACAAGCAGTAATCAAAGCAAGACGAGAAACAAAAAAAGCAGAACAGATAACAAAGGAAATTGAAAGAAAGTATGCTGAGTTAAAGAAGAGTGGTGGCATTAAGAAACTAAAAAGAGCAGAGGCAGTACGTAAGAAAAGAGTTCCTAGGAAAAGTAGCAGAGCTGTCAGAAAAAGTAAAGGATATGCATAAATGGCTGAATACGCAAAGGAAAGCACCCAGTATATTACGTCTGATAGTGATGAGGATACACCGGAGGGGCTACTTCCAGATTCGTTAGGATTACTTGTACAGGAGTTGTATACAGAAGCGTCTTCTGATGGTGAGCGAACAAATAAGGAAGAGATATGGCAGTCAGCATGGCATGCTATGCGAGGGGAGTTCCCTGATGTAGTATCCAAGGCAGTAGAGATTGCAAAGGAACGTGGTATATATGTGAACCTTACGAAGCGTAAAGTTCATGAAGCACGAACCAAGTTGATGAGTTCTACGTTTCAGCAGGGTAAGATCCCATTTAAGATTACACCTTCACGTAGACCAAAGTTTATGTCACCTGATGTATTGAAGAGTGACTCACCTTATGATGAAGCAACTATCAGGGCAAAGAATTGTGAGTTAAAAATCAGGGACATATTTGACAATACAGGATACGAGGATGTTCTGTCTAAGGTTATTAATGAGCAGACACTGTATGGTACGGGAGTTACTAAGTCAATTGTACTGAAGAAGATTGACTTCCCATTATACCAGACAGCATACGCAGATCCTTTAATGGAGATGATTGAGGAGGCAGTGGAATCAGAAATGTATCCACATGTTGAATGGATCTCTGTTTGGGATATTTTCCCTTCCTCCGGCTCTACAGGGAAGACTGATTTAGACTGGGTAATTCAGAGGCGTTACATGTCTGCTCAGGAATTACGAACAATGGCTCAGGCATCTAATGGAAACTTAGATCCAGAACTAATTGAAAGGTGTATTGAGACAGGTGAAGGCCAGACAGTTTCAGATATAGGAGGTACTTCCCCAAAGAGATGGAGTACAAGTTACGATAAGAATAAGAATTTCTGTGTGCTGGAGTTGTGGCATAGGGGCTTAGGTAAGGAGGATCTTGAGCCGCATATGGAAATTACCGATAAGATGCTGGCTGATGGGCCGATCCATATGCCTGTTGTAATTACTGTACTTGGTTCCAAAGTATTAAGGGCTATTCCTAATCCATTTGACGGAAGGATACCATACGACTTTTGTTATTGGCAGGAGCAGGAAGATAGTATATGGGGTAGTGGTATATATGAGGCTATCCGTGACGATCAGTCTATGGTCAATTTTATATATGGAATGATCGTTGAAGGAAAGACAATGGCATCACAGCCAATGTTTGCTATAAATCCTAATGCTTTTGACAGTACACAGGATGACTTCTATGATATTTTTCCGGGTAAGATCTTCAGGATGAAGACTGGAGAAAGTGTGAATGATGCCTTTAGGCCGGTAATAGTTCCAGATGTAACAAGTGGACTTGTAGATTTACTTAGGATAGTAGAAAGGAATACAGATTTATCTTCAGGACAGACACCTATAGGCATGGGTACTGGAGCACAGTACCAGACTAAGACTGCTACGGGGATGCAGATCCTGAATGAGAACCAGAACAAGTTAACTACAGGTGTAGTAAGGTCGCTAAATAGTCTGGTTAACTCAAATGTGTCTGCTATATATCACTGGTTAATGGCAGATTCAGATGACATGTCCATTAAGGGAGACTTTCTCTGTCAGGCAAAAAGCTATGATACCTTCATGGCAAAGGAAGTTACGATACAGCAGATATTACAGTTAATACAAGTTGTTGGTCAGGTTCCTGAGATGAGGAACAGATTTAATTTTGAGAAGCTTGCCGTTCCATTGAAAGCAGGACTAGGATTAGAAATAGATGGACTAATAAAATCTGAGAATGAAGTTGCTGAGGATGCCCAACAGGAGAAGGCATCTACGATAGAACAGGTTAAGCAGCAAATGGAAATGGAAAATCAGAGTTATGAAGGTAAAGCACTTGTAGATGAGAAGAAAGCAGTAGCAGCCGATATAAGAAAAGGAATTATACAGGAAAGGTTGGCTAAAATAAAAGAAGGCGATTTGATGTTGTCTGAGAATCTGCCTGAATTGCTGCAACAAACATCCCTATTATTATTAGAGGAGATGCAACAACAGCAACAGGAAGCTCAACAACAACGACAGCAACAGCAACAACAACAGAATGTTCGAAACCAACAAGAAGAACAACCAGCACAAGGTGCTGGACAGGGAGAAGTTGGAGCACCTCCTAACACTGAGGGAAGACCCCAGATGGAACCAGCTTTCTAAATTTTTTGAGGACAGACTTAGACGGAAAGAGGATAGACTCATTGAGAAGCCCCTCTATGACGGAAAGGAAGTAGCCTCCTTTAACGTACTGATTGGTGAAATTAAAGAAATCAGGAATATACTTGACCTTGATAATTTTATCCGAAACGTACTAAACCATAATGAAGAGTGACCTATGCCGGATGAAGCACCTCCTGAGGGAGAAATGCTTGAGTCTCAAGCAGTTGACCAAGGGGCAAGAGAAGATGAGATTGCCGAATTACAAGATAAGTTAAATTCAGTAACAAAAAGTTATGAAGACCTAAGGCCACATGCAGATCGTGCCTTTAGTGCTCAAAAAGAAAAGGATACGGAAAATCAGGACTTGCGAGCTAGGCTTGCAGTTCTTGAACGTGAATCAGAAATTAGTTTACAAACTCAAAAACCTGATCCCTATTCTGACGAAAACTTTTTATCTGATGATGACCATAGAGTAATGGAAGATTTCCCTGAGGTTATGAAGACTTCAGAGAAGTTAGCAGAACGAATGGTAAAGCGGCAAATCAATCAGTTTAAAACACAACAATTAGATGATGTAGAAGACAGGATCAATAGGTATGTAGAGCATAAATACGAGGAACCGATAAGTTCATTGAATCAGAAGTATGATGCAATATCGCAACAATCGTATTTTGATGGCAAACTTGGGTTCGGAATATGGCCTGCAATTGAAGATGATAAAGCCTTTATAGAATGGGTGAATGAAGATTCAATGCGTAGGTTGGGTATGACTCAAGGTGATAATGAGGCAAAAGCACAAGTGATACAGTTATTCATAGGTGCACAGGGTGATCAGCCATATACTGGGAATGATCGACAAGATCAGAGAAGGCAGCAAGCCTCTCAGTTAATGGGGTCTTCACAACCTCAGGCCACAACTACAGATCCTACTCATGGACTTACAGGTGAAGCGTTGTATAACGCAATGCCTGAATGATAGTTCCATTCTTGCTCTACATTAACTAAATTTTTTAACAATATAATAGAGTAAGACTATGGCTACAACTTGGACGACAGGTGGGTCAAATGCTAACAGAGGTGCTACGGGTGTAAGTAGCATGGGCGGAACCATGAAATATGGTTCCCTCGATGAGACGGAAGCATTTAAGATCCAAAAAAAGTTCCTGTCAATAGCGAAAAGATCCATGATAATGGCTCGGTTCGCACAGAAAGAAACTAAGGCTCAGAAGGAGGGGTTGGAGGTTAGATGGAAGCGGTTTGAAAAATTCGCTTTACCTCTCGTTCCGTTGGCTGAAGGCGTTAAGCCCCCAGCCGATACGTTGCTCCAGACAATCATCAAGGTAAAATTGCACCAATATGGTTCATATGTTGCCACAAGTGATGTTCTGGTTGCAGCAGCGACTGATCCTATTATTCAACAAGTCACAGAACGGCAATCAATTCAGGCTGCCGAGCTGATGGACTTTATTACATTTCTACATGCTCGGTCAGGTACTCAGGCAGCATATGCCGGTGGTACTTCACGTGCAACAGTAGATGCAGAGATTGGTGGAACTGTTGGCGATGCAGCCTCAGGACAATCAACCAGTCTTCTTGATACGGCAGTCCGCACACTGGAGTATAATGAAGCTCGCAAGATTGCGAAGCAGATGACTCCATCTCCCAAATATAATACTGAACCAGTACCTGAAGCATATGTTGCTGTAGGTCATACTGATTTACGTAAGGATATTGAGAAGCTTCCGGGCTTCATTCCTTATGTGAAGTACAGTAATAATGGTCAGCAAATGTTACCGGGAGAACTCGGAAGTGTTGGTGTGGTTAGATTCATACTTACAACTCAAGCAGCTCCATTTGGTAAGCTTCCAGATGGAACAGCCATAGTATCAACTGATATTACTGCGACACAGGGTGCTAGTTATTCACCCGGTCATACTGGTCAGTCATTTGGTACTACAACTACTACTGGAGTTGCGGATTCAAGCAACTATGGTAAGGCTGGTGCAGGTGATGCTGATGAGTATGGTGCGGTACATGGTAGTGCTACTACTTTGAAATATGAACCATCAGGTACTAATTTTGAAGTATATCCTGTTGTTATTTTCTCAGCAGAATGCATAGGGTGTGTATCACTCTCTGGTTATGATGCTGTGATTCCTAAGGTCGTAATGCCACAACCGGCAGTTACTGATCCTTTGGGACAATCGGGTTCAGTTGGATGGAAGAGCTGGTATGCTTGCCAGATCCTCAATGAAGACTGGCTCTATCGTATCGAGTGTGGAGCATCTACTATTAGTTAATAGAGGTGAATGACACAACGATTTCAGGGGTGGGTTCCGCCTGCCCCTGTCTCAGAAGCGATAAGGGAAACGAGTATAATTGAAATTAACCATCAGAGTTTTGATGGTGGCAATAATACTCTTATTACCAATGCTTACTTTGATCACTATCTTTATCCAGAAACTTTGCCGGAAAGGATATCAGTTATATTAACTGAACCATTCTTGGGTGTAGCGGCAGATATATGTATAGGAAGGGTGAGCAGAGTAAAGGAAGAAAAGGAGTTATATTTAAAATGGGTTGGGTTGCCGCAGAAACCACATTCGTTCCAGCAGCGGCCAGAGTCCATATTTCTTCCACCGGACGGATCTAATAAAACGATTCGATTAACAGTCAGGGTAAGGGGAGATAATCCTCCTTCTTCTGGTAGAATTTTATTTTTCATTAAAACGAGAGCAATAATATGAGTGGTGAATTAGCAGGAGGATTACTTCCAGTAGGGGAATATGGACATGATCTTAATAATCCAATGTATGATTCAGGACGCAGAAAAACTGTGTCTGTGCATAGTACTTTCCAGAAGGATATGGCTCTGGAAGTTGGCAAGGATTTAAAAACACCTGAAGGTTGGGGTGTTGTAGTAATTGGGTATGGTGATGATCCATCTCAGATGGGGCCAGTTACTGTTACATGGAATGACTGGGTACTAAGGTTTCCTAGAAATTCTCGCAGGGCTATACCTCCGGGTCATTTTAGTGTGCTTATGGATGCAGTTGAGAGGAAGTATCATCAGGCACAGGAAGGTGCACCATTGATTGGCTATGATGTATGCAGATATAATGTACAGGTATTAAAAACTCCTGATTCATCTAATGTTGATAAGGATAAGGTTAATGCACAGTTAGAAAGAGTTGAAGTTGCATGATTGAGTTGGTTGATATCAGGTCACGGGTAACGACTGTTCTTCAGGATTTAGAATATGTTCGTTGGACAAAGACTGAATTAAATAATTATATTCATGATGCAGTCTTGGATCTTGTGAGGACTATCAGGTTGCCTGTGGAAGACAGGAGTATAGTTATTAGTTCCACAAATTATCAAGTGGCACTTCCTTCTACACTTATGGATATAAGTGGAGGGTCAATTAGTGGTAGGGAATTACCAGTTGTTACAACCTCTGAGATGAAGAAGCTTTCTTCAGAGGGAAGGCTTCCAGCTACCACAAAGGAGGGTGAATATTCTGTAACCCAGATATTTGGTAATCCATTATGGAATTATATAGAAGACTGGACAACTGTTACAGGTGTTCCACAGGCACTTGTAATTGACCAGAAGTCTTCAGGTATTATAACTGTGTGGCCTATACCTACTGAAGAAGCAACATTAAAATTAACAGGAACATCTCGTCCACCCA